ACCTCAATTTCTGGTCCTCGTTCTTTAATTTTATATATGTAAGATGATTAAAACATTCAACAACAGGACGACTAGTTACATAATCAATTTTAGTAAAGTCATCCGCACTCAGTGTCATAATCATTTTATACCAAGGTAGATTTGTTTTTTCTTCCTCTTTCTTATCATCATCCTCTGGTTTTTTAATCTCATCTTCTTCTTCACCAAACAATACCTCAAACTCTTTTCTCATTTGTTTTAAGTAGGTGAATAAGTTCTTGAACACACCGAAGAAATACTTTAATGGTAGGTCCCTGAATATTTCTGATAGTTCTTCGTGGTCATCCAAGTTATATTCTTTGATAGTGTATTTCTCTTTTGTCTTATTTAGAATGGGTCTATATAATATCGCACACAGTTTGTGTATATTCATATATATAGAATTTTGGTCGTTAACAAAACTGACTATATCAATATACTCACCAAAACTCATCTTATTCATTATTAGACCACCATATTCGGTCCCTTTCCATTTGAAGGTAGGTTCGTATGGTATATCACATTCACTAATCCTATTTTGGATATAAATGGATAATTCAGCCATCTTTTGTTTTTCAAACTCCCTTATGATTGTATATGGGATACCCAACATAACGCAAATCACATCGTGTGCCTTTTCAATCTCTGTTTCTGACAGGGACATTCTTCTCATCAACTCACCGTAATGAGTTACCGTAATTTCTTGTGGTAGTTCGTAATCTACATCGTCTACCGTTACTCTTACATATTCTATCATACTACAACGTATTTTCTTCCTACTAATGTCTTCTTACATTCCACCGCCATAGCCAAGGACATAACACAGTCATCGTGGAAACCTGGTGGTGCGAAGTATTTTACCTTTCTTGATTTGGTTGAATATTCAAATGTAAAAACTCTTAACTCTGTATCTAATGGTTCAAATAATTCTCTTGTTGGTAGTGTTAGTATCTGGTCATTAATCTGTACAATCAAGTTGTTTATAATCTCGTCTTTACTACTTGATGTTGTAGTAAATGGTTCTATCTTGTGATACTTTGTTCTAATCTGTTCGTATATCACATCACCAATACTGTTCACCTCAACCAACGCCTTTGCGTTATACTTCTGTAAGACGGATACGATTGCCTCAACGATATTAACCCAATTGTTTCTTCGTTCCCTGTATATATAACATATCTGTCCATAGTTGTTTACAATTGTAACCACAGTAAAGTCATTCTGTCTACCTAAGTCTATTCCTGCGAAGTACCTTTCGTTCGGATTCGGTTCAATCCACTTTTGAATAATTTGACTGGCAGAATAATTTCTGAAAACTTCACCACCGTCTTCAATAAACTCTGCCATAATTTCTTGATTAAAAATGTCAGTAGGTAACGTAACTTTAGCTTCGTTAATCTCATCCTCCGTAATAAATGGGGTGTCATATGATGTGTATTTAAGTGATAGGTAATCAGGAAATTCATCTGACATACCTCGGTTATATAATGTGTAAAAATAGTTCTTACCTTTCGGTGTGGATATAAACAATATCCTCTTACCTTTTACAAGTGTTGCTGGTCTTAATATCTCATTCCAAACTTCATCTCTCATAAACGCAGCCTCATCCATCACCAAAAAATCTAATGTATTACCTCTTAGATTATCGGGTTTCTCCGCTGACTTGAAATGTATTACCGAACCATTTGTTAATTTAATCCATACCTCAGAACGATTTGTACCTTTTAATAAACCAGTTTCTTTTAACGCCTTAACTAATTCATCAAATACTTTCTTCGCTTGTGAGTATATTGGTGATACCCAAAACCCTGTTGAGTTTGGAGTTTCTAACGCCCACTTCAATAATAAGTTCTGTGCTAATAATGACTTACCAAACTGACGACCACAATCAATAACGATATACTTACAATTCGTTTCTGTAATACGATTGATACATTCTCTTTGTTTTGTATGTGGTTTAAACAGTTTTATTTTCATAAATTGTTTTGTGTGTGATAATCATCAAGATTATTTGACCAGTCTTCCATATCCTGTGCGTGTAATTCATCAGGTGTCTGTGGAACCTTTCTTGTTTTAACAACTACATTCTTTTTATGTGCGTGTAATACACCTTGATATTCTATGTCTAAGTGGTCAAATTTGTAATAGGTTAGTTCATATCCGTTATCCCTTAGTAAGTGTTCACACGCTAATAAACAACTCAAATTATGGTACTCTATTCCAATATGTCTTACACCTTGTAACAATTCAGGTTTCATTCCCATTAGAAATATTTCAGAACCCTCCACATCAATCTTAACCACTGATGGTTTTGTTGCTCTGAAATACAATTCAAACTTTTCTAGTCTATCAACATAGTCCATTATCGGTAAGAAGTTCTTAACCTTGAAGTTTGTGTTAAACCAATTATAACTTTCTTGTGATGGGTCCACACCGTAAACTTGTCTGGCACCTTTCTGAACCCAATACATCGGTGTAGGTATAAACTCATTATTGTTAATCCCACATCCTAAGTCTAAGATGGTCTCACCCTCAATAGGTAAAAAGGACCAGTGTGTAGACGGGTCCTCATTGTGTATGTATCCTTTAATTTCTCTTACCATATATATGTATATATTTTATTCTTCATCACCGAATTGAACTGTTATATTTCCTTCGTGTTTGATATTAATCTTATCAGGTGTATCAATACCCTGTATCTTTCTAATATCTTCTAATACCTTTCTACTCGTACCAAAATCACCAACCTCTTTCGCCTCTTTAAACAAATCGTATAACTGATATAATTGTTTATTTATTAGTTGGTCAGTTTCCAACGCGTATCTTGATTTTATAATCTCCCAACATCTCACCCAATATTTGTGTGCCGAATGTTTAGTTAGTTCGTAGTGGTCCTGAAACCAATCACAGAACATCGTATAGTTTAGGTGTTCAGTAATAATTTTCTCAGTACATTCCTTAACCCTTGTTTCAAATTCTAACTTGGTTGGTTTACGAAACTCTTTCTTGTCCATAATTCTCTTAATTTATCTTTGACGAATTGTTCCCAACACATAACACAAGTAGTGGGAGTATCAGTCCCAAAGTTTTGGTCATAGTAGAAATATAATGTATGTCGGTCAGCGGACGGTAATGGTTCGTTGTCAATTACATACTTCTTGATTAATTCTAAACCAACTAAATCGTCAATAACTGGTTTTGGTTTCTTTTTACAATTACACATTTTATAATATTAAATTATCTTTACGTTTATCCCATTCTGTTCTAATATGGGTTTTAACTTTCCTTATATGGTATTGACAAGTAGATAACGGAATTAATAATTGGTCCGCTAACTTTTGTGCCGAATAACCTGTTTCAATATATCTTGTAAAGAGTAGTGACGAAAACCAATTGATTTTCTTAAGTTCTTGTTGAATAAACAGAATTTTAATTTCGTTTATCTCATCGTTTTCATCATTGTGCTCTTCTTTATCCTCTAATATAACATCTTTGGATAAAACAGTAAATCGTTTTACTTCCCTGTAATATTGGGAACTTTCACTCTTAGACTGAAGACTCATTGTCCTAGACATATATTTCAATTTGTCAAAGTCGTCAAGGTTGTCTAGAAACTCGTAATCTTTTGTGAGGAATTTTTCTAATGTAAAATGTAATACTTCTTCGCCGTGTTGGTTGTCTATTCGGTGTGCCAAGTTTTGTAATTCCAAGTAGTTATTTTGTAACCAATCAAGAAACAGTGTCTTCATTCATTCTATATTGTTCCAAATCATCTTCTATTAATGATATGGTATCCTTCAACATTTGACACTGTGAGTACATTTCAAGTTCTAAAAATTGTGCCAAAAGGGATTGAAGGTTCTTGATAGATAGTTCAAGGATTGTTCCCAATTCTTCCCTTGTATAGTTATTTATCAAGTTTATGGTTTCGTTAACCACAGTTGTTGCTATTTGTTTTGATACCAACTCCTTATCTTCTTTACAAAGTTCAAAGTAATAATCTACATCATCATTCTTTAACTTTTCCATTATTCTTTTCATCTTTGGTTCTAACATAATAAGAATTTTATTTTGGTGTCTGCGTATCCTGTTCATATCTTATTTAGTGAAAAACCCTACCAGATGGGAGTAGAAACTGGTAGGGGAAAAG